AAGAGACAATGCCTTTTAAAAATTGAATATAAAAATACCGCTGACAGTTACCCATCAGCGGCACGTTTAATCACATCAATTTAAAAGTCTTCGTCGTCTACGCCGAACACGTCAAACGCATCTACGCCTACCGCCCCATCGCCGAACGGATCGCCGTCACGCACGAACTGGACCCCATCGAGCTGCGCGTTAATGCGCTTACCGTACTGGTTGTTCTGCGCCCACAAGCTAATGATCCCGTTGACGTAGCACCCTGCGTAAACGATGTTGTCACCGTCTGTGATCGGGGCCTTGTTGCGGTTGATCACAAGAGGGCGCTTCTTGGTACTCGCTTTGATCGTGTACTTCCCCGCAAACTCTGCACGCTCGGTCTCATCACCGTCTTTCAAGCAGAGCTTGTCAGAGGGCACCTTGCCTTTGAGTTCGTCCTTAGACAATTTTTCAATCGCCGCCTGCAGCTCTTTGATGGTGGCTGCATGTTCTTTTTTATCTAAGATAAAAGTAGCTTCGTATTTGCCGGTGCTCTCACCGCCAAACGTGGCCATGTTGAACAGGCTGGGGAAGGACAGTCGTACACTTGCCATTTTAATCGTCATTTTTTGTTTCCTTAGTTTAATTTTAGCGTTTTAGTTTAGTGTTGTTACACACTTATTAAGCCTAGCTTAAATCTTGACTTCCTGTCAATCGTCCTGATGGACGACATCAAAGTCCATCGCCGTTGCGCCTACCGCTGGTCGTGGATCGCTCTCCCGCGCCAGCGTTGGGCGACCCTCCTTGCTGCTGATCAGTGATTCGATCAGCCCCAGCTGACTCTTGGCCAGCAGCTTCTCCGCCTTGGCAGGGGACGTCAGCTTACGCTCCCACGCCTTAACGCCCAGTGCTGACTCAAGTACGGTCGCTGCTTGTAACTCATCGTTCCAGTTACGTGAGCTGCGCCCAGCCACCATTTTGTACCCATCAAAATCCTCACCCACCGCCAGTCGCTGCGTCACCACAGTCTCCACCGCGTCGAGCCAACTGACTACCAACTTCTTGGCGTCCAGCGCAGCGCGTAGCTCTTCGTCGGTCAGCGTGTCCGGGTTACTGAGCTTGTCCAGATTGTCAAAGTCGGTCGCGATCACGTCATGGGTGAACTTCTGCAGTGCGCCGCAGTTTGCTTTGGCCTTGCACCACTGGCACTGGGGCTCACCGGGTACGCGCTGGGCGTGCTCGTCCTGCGTCATCTCGGCCCTCTGGCTTATCCACTCGCCCTTTTTGAGCAGGTCCTCAATCGACAGCTCCCACACACTGATGTGATCCAGCCGGGGCTGCACGATGATGATCTCGACCGTCTGGATGTCGTACAGATAACCGTATGCGGCGTAGGCCCCCAGCGCGTACAGGATTCCCTGTGCGTTGTCCTGCGCCTCCACCCGGTGGCCTTTGCCGTACTTGAGATCGATCACGCTCATCTTGGTCTGGTTGAGCACAATCGCGTCGGAGGTCCCAAACCCATCCGGCACCCACTCGCTGAAATCCACGCGCTCCTCATACATCTGCTCCCCGCCCAGATACCGCACGACATCCACGTACACCTGCACCGCGTCGGCCATCTCAGGCGTCACGCTGTAGGCGTTGTTCTCCAGCAGTCGCGTGCCGATCATGTCCGAGCAGTCCGTACCGCCCACCAGCGAGATCTCCCCCAGCTCATGCGCGGCGGTGCCCTCCTGCGCAAACGTACTGGTGGTGTCGGGTATTCCGTCCTCGGCCTTTACGCTGCCGGGGCAAGCCAGCCAACGGTGTGCGCCGGAGGCGCTAAGTTTTGCGTGTGTGGTCATAGTAGTTTCAGCCTCTCGAGAAGCGCCTTACGGTCAGCCACCGGCACGTCCTGTATTTTCAGTGCGCCCCCGAAGCTGGAGATTATCGCCACCACCTCGGGTTTCCGGTTGGGGTCTGGGCGTGTGATGGTCATGCACACATCCTGCAGCATGGCAATGGAGACCTCGTCGTCGGGCTTGGGTTTAGCTGGGATGGGCTTTTCTGGTTCCGGTTCCGGTTCAGGTTCTACTTCTATCTCTAGTTCCGGTTCCGGTTCTAGTTCTGGTTCTGGCACGGCGGGGATAGGCGCTTCGGCCTGACGCATCTGCCTAATCGGTCGCGGCTGGGCGTTGGTTTTGAGCACCTCCACCAGCGCTGCGATCTGTGCCGTGAGTTCGGCAAGTTGGGTCTCTAGCATTTTAATTTTCCTGTTTTGGGTGTTGTATTGAACCGTGATATTAAGCTACGCTTCACCTCCACGTCAACAGGAAGGACAATATGATACGCGAAATAATAACGCACCTCGGGGGCACCACCGCTACGGCCACGGCCCTTGGCGTTGCGCCGTCGGCAGTCTCGCAGTGGATCAAGGAGGGCCGCATTCCGCCCCAGAGGGCTATCGAAATCGAGGCGCTCACGGGCGGCACGTTCCGCGCCGTTGATATCTGCAAGGAGCCAGCCGGTGACCACTAAAATGCAGCTCTTCCCGGTTCACAAGGTCTACGACAGCGAAAAACAGAAGTGGAAAAAGCACCCGGCAATCCCACGCGGACAAGACTGGCACACTGTCGTTTGCACCCCAGAACAGCTGGCACGGGCCGAGAATCTGGGGGCTGTTATCCCAGCAGGCCGCGTTGTCATCGATCTGGACACGTATAAAGGTGTCACCCGTGCGATGGTCGATGCGGCCCTTGGCGTTGCCCTTGACTGGGACGCGGCGCAGCTGCAGACCACGGTGGGCGGGGGCGAACACTATTGTTTTGAGCTGCCAGAGGGCGCGGAGGCGCGGCAGGGCGACTCGCTGTTGGGCGTGCAGGGGTTTGACACTCGATCTGCGGGCAAGGGCTGGATCTGCACTGGCGACGGGTACAAGAACCTGTCTATGTTCGGCATGCCCGAGGCTCTTTATATAGAGCCTTTCCCCATGATTCCAATGGCCGCACTGGATGCGCTTAACGGTAACGTCGTTGCGATACCCGAGGTGCTCGATGAGATGGTGATCAGTGACGTGGACGTGCGTGATCTTGAGTTCGCGATCAATCATCAACGGCTTGACGGCCTAACGCTGGAGGACCTTACGGCTTACGTCTCTAAAATACCCCCGGCTGACCTTGAGGCTTACGGCACATGGCTCAAGGTGGGCATGGCCCTGCACCACCAGACCGATGGTCAGAAGGAGGGCTTCGTCATCTGGGACGCATGGTCCAAAGACAGCTCCCACTACAACTACTCAGAGTGCCGTGAGAAGTGGCGCACCTTCGCCAATCGCGAGGGCATCACCAAGCCCACCCGGTTTGACTACGTCATCAGCCGCGCCGGTGGTCGGGCTGTTGTTGACACGGCTGGTGCGGCGGCTGCGCTCGTCACCACCCTCGACGACCTGCTCGCTCGCGCCGCTGCTGTCGATACGCTCGAGGACTACACCACGTTCAAGCGCGAGATCCGCGCCATCGATCCTTTCCAGCTCCCGCTGGACGGTCGGCGTATGATCGCCAAAGAGCTGCACGATGCGTTCGGCAAGGCCAAGGGTCTGAGCGTCGCTGACATCCGCAACGAGTTGGTGCCTAAGAAGCGTGGGGCTGGGGCGGGTGCCGGTGCTACCTCTGGCGCTACGGTTGATCAGGACGGCAACAGCGTCCTGCCAGAGTGGGCCGCACCGTGGGTGTATATAGAAGTCACCTGTGAATTCGCGCACACCGAACTTAACTACGCGATCAGGCGCGAAGCCTTTAACGCAAAGTACGACCGCCTGCCTGACGTGATGATGTCTGAGAAGCAGGCGTCCTCCTACTGCCTCAACGACCTCAGTATGCCGACGGTCGTGGACACCATCTTCTGGCCCGGTGCCGGTCGGCTATTGGAGGTCGAGGGGAAGCAGATGCTAAATACGTATCACAAGTCCGGCGTTACGCCTTGCGCGGTAGGGGATCTGAGCGTTGAGGGTCAGGCCGCCATCGACCTGATGTTGGCGCACGTAGACTTCACCATTGCTGACCCGCGTGAGCGTGAGATACTGCTCGACTTTCTCACCTACGTGTACCAGAACCCCGGTAAGCGTGTGGGTTGGGCGCTGCTGCTGCAGGGGTCTCAGGGCACCGGCAAGTCTTTCTTCGCCGTCATGATGCAGCTGCTGCTGGGTACAGGCGTTACTAATCTGGAGCCGTCCGCTATCGAAGGGCGTTTCACCGGCTGGGCTCACGGCTCTACGCTTATCGTGATCGAAGAGATACGCATCAGCGGCACGTCAAAGTTCACGGTGCTGGACAGGATGAAGCCGTTCATTTCTAACGCGACGGTCGTCATTGAGGAGAAGGGCCGTGACCACAGGACGGTCCCGAATTTTAGCAGCTACCTGCTGTTCACCAACCACAAGGACGCGATCCCCATCGGCGACGGCGATAGGCGGTACTGCGCCATCTTCGGACGTGTACAATCG